AACGCCCATATATAGCGGAAGCCCACATAAAGGGGTGGTAAATTATGCGGAGTATAACCTTATGGATGTAAATGCTGTCAAAGATGAACAAAAAAGACTAACCGATTTATTGGATCGGGCGGAGATTCCAAGACAAAAAAGGGATGCGCTCGAAGTTGTTATTGAAGAGTTGGCATGGCAACGAATAAAGCTGAAAGATACTCGTGAAGCAATCAAAAACAGTGAGGTTGTTATCCCATACGATAACGGCGGCGGTCAAAAGGGACTCCGAGAGAATCCTATCTTTAAGGGATATGCGACATTATTTAAATCGTATATGACCGGGATGACATTTTACTCAAGTTTCTTGCCAAAAGATATGCAGGATGAAGCCCGGGGGAATGAAGATACTGTACTCGAGCAAGTCCTAAGGAATAAACGAAAATGATAGGCAATCAGAAACCACGCATAAATATATATCCGGCTTTTGTTGACTCGGATGGAGATAAGGCGGCTGATCTCATGCGCGCTTATGGTGTAACGCTTGACGAGTGGCAATCGGATGTAGTCAGAGTATGGCTCGGTACGGATGAAGCCGGGAACTATGTAACAACAAGCGCCGGGCTATCTATACCACGGCAAAATGGAAAGAATGTTTGCATAGAAGCCCGTGAGTTTTATGGTCTTGTTGTTAATGGTGAACGCATATTACACACAGCGCACCAAGTACGGACTACAAAAAAGGCTTTCCGCAGGCTTGTTAATATGTTTACCAACAAGAAACATCCCGAGGTTGTGCGGATGGTGAAACAGATCAGATACGGAGTCGGTGAAGAGTCCATCGAACTTGAGAACGGCGGCATTATAGAGTTTACAAGTAGATCACGACAAACGGCTCGAGGGTATGATGGGATATCCCTTGTTGTATATGATGAAGCTCAAGAGGTAACCGATGATAACATAGAAGCTCTCATGAGTGTTTTGTCTGCATCTATTACGGGAACTCGACAGATCATTTATGCAGGGACACCGCCTTATCCCGGATGTCCGGGGACAGTGTTTAGAAGATTCCGTGAAGGTTGCATAAACGAAGCAGGGCGCGGAGAAATAACTCATAGCTCATGGATTGAGTGGAGTGTTACGGAAGATAGCGTAAGAAATAAAGAAGGGGCTATTGATGTATCAAACAGGGCTTTATGGTATGAAGCAAATCCTGCGCTCGGATCAAGACTCACGGAAGAATTCACGGCGGAAGAATATAAAACAATGTCCGCGGATGGCTTTGGAAGGGAAAGGCTCGGTCTATGGTTTAAACCAAATGAGCATATACAAGAGAAAGTCATTGATCCTGCAAAGTGGGAAGCATGCATGAGTGAGGAAATGAAGCCCGAGGGCAAGACCGCATACGGAGTAAAATTCAGTATAGACGGGAGCTTTGTTGTACTTGCCGGGGCTGTTATCGGCAACGATGGAATAAGCCGTATATCGGTTATAGAGATTAAGCCTATGGGACACGGTGTCTCATGGTTGGTAGAGTGGCTAAATGCTCGATATAAGAAAGCATCATGCGTTGTGGTTGATGGGAAGAACGGAGCTGATCTGTTAATAGATAAAATCAAGCCCGTTTGGGTGTTTAAGGATTCAGTGATTAAACCAAGCGCACAGAATATGATAACCGCGGCGGCTCTTCTTATCAACGAGATCAACGAGCAATCTGTCACATGGTATAAAGGTCAAGAAGCGCTTAACGAGTCCGCCATCACAGCCACAAAGCGCGCCATTGGTGGCGGATGGGGATTCGGCGGAGCGGGATCGGAGATAATCGAAGCGTGTAGTCTTGCGTTATGGGGATGCAGAAATTCAAAACGAAACCCATTAAAGGTGATGAAAATCGGGTGATGAATAGTGCAGTGGAATAGATATTATTATAATCAAAATAAAAATGAAAATAGGAGCAACCGCAAAGCATTTAATCGGGTTAAGCATTGCCGGATATGCAGTAGAGAGATTCTGAACGGCGATTATTGTTCGAGCTGTAAAGAATTCCTTGATAATAAGAGAAGGGAATGTAAAAAATGCAATTAGAAGAGATAAAAATGACAATAGAAAAACAAACAGGAATCCCTGCGGCATTATTGAACGGAGAAACGGCTCAAGAGAATATAGCACTTGCAAGGGCTTATCTGAAATACAAGGCGGAGCAGGGCGGAAAGACGCGAAAAACACCAAGAGAGCAATTCTATGAGTGGATGAATGTTGAAGATGAGAAAAATGCGTTATTGAGCCAAATCGAAGCTGAATTGATATCCGAAGTAAGCAAAAGTGGGACAGGAAACAAGAGCACCCGTGAACAATTTGCGGAGTGGATGCGGAGATCATAGGCAATGGCTGAAAAGAATTGTGTAATGTGTGGAAAAGCGTTTACTACGGATCGACCGCACAAGAGATATTGTTCGCTGACTTGTAGAGAAGCCGGGGCAAAATATAAGCGTATGAAGTGGCTTGAGAAGAATCCGGGTTATTATGCGGAGTATAATCGACATTATCACAAAAACAACGTTCAAAAAGCACTCATATAAGCCCATAAACGGCTTTTTGGTGTATTGTTGCATAATTGCCCACAAATCAATAAACGGGCTAAATTCGGTCGAATAATCGGCGTTAAATGCGGCGTTGGATGCGAATATAAATCATCATTCGATATATCTTGAGGAAATTGGAATTTATGGATTTCAAATCCATAAACACTAAAGATGAAATACCACTCCACCATATAGTGGAGCGAATAATCAACGAGTCCAAAAATGGGCTCGTTGTAACAAGATTATATCTGAGCCCATTTTTTGGCTTAGTTACTCCCTTATTGAACAAGCAAAAGGCGGGGCATCATTCCATGAAGCAACTCGTGACGTTAATGTCAAGAGTAAAGCGGAAAACCTTTTGTTGTTTAGTGCGGATATCGGGGAACATATGATGCGCATAGACAAGGCGAGTGGTGGGGAGCGTAAAAGTGAAAATTTCAAAAATGACGTTAACGACAAATTTGAAATTTCAAAAGCAGACACCATTCACAATATGGGCTTCACCGACAGACAGGCAAGAGATTTTCAGACATTGGCAAAGCACCCGGATGTAATCCAAATAGAGTGTCTCGCCAAAAATGGCGATACCCAAAATATATTCTACTTACTAAGCAAATGTGATATAATAGTTATGTAAACAAAGGCAGTGGATTTCGTTTATCTTGTTTTTCATGCACTATGTTAAAGGGCTTTCGATTCATTCGGTCGGGAGTCCTTTTGCATTATCTAACCATAAAGGATCAATATCAGATAAGCCTCTTGCTCCGGTTATTGATAAGGCACTTTCACAATAATTCTTGAATATATTACGAGCATTGCTTTGAATCATATTAAGCAAGAACCAAAAAGCAGGATGGTCTATATATATGTTTTCATATCCATCCATGCTTATATATATATTACGTTCATCATTAATGCGGTATCTGATCCCAAGACTATGCAAAAAATCAAAAGTTTCTTGATATCTATCATAGATGCTGTCATTTTCATCTTTCAAAAAGGCGGATAAACCACCTTCGGGATAATTGGATTCACCGAGAAGATAGGGAATAGATACATCTAATATCTGTGAGATTCTTTCTAATGTAGGCTTCTTAAGGCATCTTGCACCATTAGCATAATAAGAGATCATTGTTTCTGTGAGTCCGAGCTTGTCAGCGAGGATTTTTTGAGTTGTTTGTGCATTTTTTATAGCATTTTGGAAATTTTCTTTGTTAAGTTTGTAAGTCGTTATTTTTTCTTGTTTTTTCATAACTAATTTACCGCCTTTTCTTGATTTTTTGTTAATCATCTATTTAAGTATAAGAAAGTTAACAAATTTCAATTCTCAATATACATGATGACAATAAACTAAGGATTGTTCTTAAACAAAATATAACATACAATGAACACAAGTTGCAACGAATTAAAATACACGCGTATATGTGATAATCGACAATTATGTAAATCAAGAAAGTGAGGTCACAATGAATAAAACAGAAATACCGAAGAGGTTTGAAGAGCAGAGATATTTCAATCCTGCGGATGGAACTATTTATTACCAAGTATGTCGTAATACTTTAATGAAGCTTGCGAAGTCTGCAAACGCTTATAGAAAAGTGGGGCGAAGAGTGCTTATTGATCGAGTTGTGCTTGATAAGTATCTTGAGGATCACTCCACAACAGAAAAGACATTCACACAAGATGAGGTTGATTCTATTGTTAGAGACAGATTAGCAAGAGAACGGGAAAAGAGTAGCAAGATTAGAGGCTGATCTTGAGAAGGTGTGCATGAAAAACATAGAAAAAGAATTCATAGAAAGCATATCTTGTGATGTAGAGCCAGACTATCGAAAAGCGTATGCACTTCTTGAAATGTCACCGGATCGCACTCCAGAGTTTTGCAGTATAATCATTGAACGGTTGGAATCATGCGGATGGATAGAACCATATAATAATTGGGTAAAAACATACAAGAACAACCACGGGTCAGAGTTAGACGAGGCTTATAAAATATATGCTAAAGAAGATAAAATCACTTATAACCGAGAAAAGCCGAACAACGAGCGTTATATCACAAAAGAAAATGATGATCTTGCAAGATTCCATATTTTAAATGAGAAGGGAACAGCAACGGGAACTCTTGACGATCTGATCGTGGAAGATGTGATTGAGAGCTGTCCGATGTTTAACTATGAAGGGATCATATACGTTTACGAGGATGGAGTTTTTCTATCTGACCGAAGCAAAGCACTTGTAAAGGAGCAGATATCAAACAGGCTATATCTTAAATTCAAAAAGTATCAGAACATAGCGCAAATGCATAACCATCTGCTAACAAAAAAAAGCATTATGTTACCTGAGGATGATTTGAACTCTTATCCGGTCAAATGGATCAACTTCAAAAATGGAATGTTGGATGTGGAAACAATGAAGATAAATCCTCACGATCCCAAGTATCACGCATTAAATCAGATACCTTATGAGTGGATTGATAAGAAGCCCGGGGATGATTCTATTGTTTTACAGTATCTGTCAGACTTGATAAGCGCCGCTGATGATCTTGAAATGTTCCTGCAATTCTGTGGGTATTGTATGACTCATGATACATCACAGCAAGTTTTTTTGATTATTCATGGAAACGGCGGAACGGGTAAGAGCGTGTTATTACGATTACTGACTAAAGCCATAGGAAAAGATAATATATGTAATATGCCATTGCAGGACATAAACAGTCAGAGGTTTGCTTCAGCGTTCTTGTTTGGAAAACTTGCCAATATCTATGCGGATTTACCATCAAAAGATATGAGTGAGATTGATGTACTAAAAACGATCACGGGAGAAGATTCGGTAAGAGCTGAGATCAAGGGCGGAGCGGTATTCAGCTTTTATCCGTATTGCAAGATGGTGTTTTCAGCAAATAAGATTCCAAAAAGCCGAGATGATAAGACGGATGCATATTATAGGCGGATGCGGATTCTTACAATTAACAAAAGAGCCAAGGAAATACCACAGCTCGAAAAACGGCTTGAGGATGATATTCAATCTTTTATATGGTTATGTGTGCAAGCATTAAAGCGGATGTATAAAGATGGAACAATTATAGAATCCCAGGGGAGCAAAGCGGAAACAGCTCAATTATATGCTGATACTGATTCAGTGCAGGCTTTCTTGATTGATAACGACTACATTATAACCGGAGATATACAAGATCGAGTTGATAGAAGTGCTTTCTATCAAGAGTATAAGCAATACTGTGAAAATGAAGGAAGAAGTCAAGGGATATGTACTCCGACCGGATTTTATAGCAACTTGCGAGATAAGGGATGCATAATAAAAGATTCTTTAACGGTTGGCTCGAAGAATCATAGAGCCATAGCAGGGATCACGAAGGAACTTCTAAGCGAAGAAATCCCGTTTATCTGAGAAGAATAACAGCCTAATAACAGTTTTTTAACAGTTTTTTGCCGATATCTGTTATGAAAAAATAGCGGATTTACGTATGTTTTGAGACTTAAATAACAGTTTTAACAGTTTTTTTATATATCATATAAGAAAGAAAAAAATATACATATACATTATATATATAAGTGATAGTGACAAAAATCTGTTAAATCTGTTAAATCTGATGAAAAATCCCATAAAATCAATGGGTTTAGCATGCGCGTAACTGTTAAGAAAGTGATAAATATCTGTTAAATGTCTGTTAGAAAGGATATATAACCTATGTATATGACATTATTGGAAAAGATGAGCGCAGTTGATCGGGATTTTAAGAAATCGGGCTTATATATGCTTGGTGATGTACCAAGAGATCCGGATGAGATGAAAGCATACTTTAAAGAAGCCTTAAAACAAGGAAATGCATTTATAGACAGATATTCGAGTGTCAAGGGCTCTCCGATATGGAAGTATGTATCCGCGCTTGTTGAAGATTACATGGCAGGGCTTGAGAGAGTGGCGCGGAAGTATCAGAGCAAAGAAGCGAATTTTTGAAACCATAATTTTGTGGTTTCCGATTGACCGTCAAAGGAAGTGAGGAACATTGTTGAAGTTTACGCATTTTAAATGCCAAAACGCTCAAGGCACAGGAAAAAGCCGAAGCCGTAAATGAAGTTAGGTGAGGTGACCGCAAAGATGGAGAAAGCAAAGAACGGCGGTGCTAATCAATATCAAGCTAAAAGGACAGCGGTGTCCAATGAGCAAAAACGGAACAAAACGAAGTTAGGTGAGTTGACGAGCAAGATGGAGAAGTCAGTAGGTGGCAGACCTTCCGAAACTCACCCCAACAGTGGGGAGAGTTTTTTGAAAAAGCAACAACTTGCAAATTTAGGCATAACTCACGCAGAACGCTTTGAAACTCTCGCCAAACATCCCGAAGTTGTGGAGAAAGCCAAAGCGGATGCAAGAGCCGGGAGCGAATAGCCACAAGATTAGCTGAAATAACATAAAATAGTATTGACTTATTGTATATACAATAATATATTATTGTATATACAATAAATCGAAAGGGGGTAGAAATGTCACCGAGAACGGGGCGACCGAAAAAAGATAATGCAAAGAAAGGAGTCATTATTATCAGACTTGAAGAAACAGAGAAAAACGCTTTTGAACAATTCTGTAAATCAAAGGAAATATCCATGAGCGATTATCTGCGGAAGATGATCCGGGATACATTATCAGAGCAAAAATAAATAAGCGGTCAGAATAGTTTGGCGACCATCAACCGCTTATTTACCGATAACATGAATCCATAAAGGACTATGCTACACACATTTTCTCACAATATCCATTCGGATTCAAGTTATCCAAATTACAACTTAATATGGAACAATCAATGCAATCTGAAAGGAAGTATTATTATGAGAACAACTATTTTTATGACGATTGAAGAAGGCAAAGAAGCAGAAATACATGTTACCAAGACTAAGGAAGGTAACCGGGGAATGTTCATCAATGCAGGGAGCATAAAAGAGGCACTCGAACAAGTGAAAGATGCAGAACAATTATCTGATATAGAACTTGTCGGATCAGAAGAGCATACAACTGATAAACACTATGTTATATCACCCATAAGCGAAGAGAGCGCTAATTATTTCATCAATGCAATCTGCGCAAGAGAGCCCGGTTATGAGAAGGAAAACGATTTTGTTCACGCATTGGATCGAGCAAAGATATTTGCATCAAAGAAACATAACGGCTTAAAAGCTCATCAAGCTAAGGTTTTGGTACTGCCCACATATTTAGGCGATCCATATCAAACAATCATTGATGCTTATTCTTTTGGATATCATCGGGGGTATAAACGAGCAAAGCGAGAAGCTCGGAAGGGAGAGTGATGATATGGCAAGAACACACAAGAGAAATGACGGCAGGGTTGTTAAAACCTTCACTTATAATGGTAAAAAATACTATGCTTACGGCAAGGATAAGCAAGAAGCAGAGCGTAAGGCTGTCGAGAAATTGCAGGAGCTCGAAAAAGGAAAGCAGGATCATGATGATCCCACGCTTGATGGCTTTCACGAAAGATGGACAGAAAATCGAAGAGATAGCACTAAAGCATCAACTTTGAGATGTCAGCATTTTCAATACCAGAGTTGCGCTAATGTTAAAATCAATGGAAAGCGTTTAGGGGATTTTAGACTGTCAGAGATTAAACCGGATGATATACGGCAAGTGCAGAAAGCCTTGTTAAATGGAGAAAAAAAGAACACGACTCAAACAGTTAATGACAAAATAGCCGTTCTATCGCATATCTTCCATGATGCCATAAGAGAGCGATATATTGATTACAATCCTTGTAGTCCGGTCAAACCGCTTAAACGTACGGAGAAGAGGGCAAGAGATACGATCCATAGAGCATTGACATTAAATGAACAGGATATATTCTTTGATAAAGCCAAGGACAGTTTTTATTATAATGTTTTCCGTATGGCTATTTTAACCGGGATGCGTATCGGCGAGATAGGAGCTCTAATTCCTGCGGATATCCATGACGGAGCAATACACATTCGGCGAACGATAACTAAAACAGAGTATGGCGGATATGTTATCGGTGAAGATACTAAAACATGGCATGGCATGCGCACTATTCCATTAAATGAGGATATTGAGAAGGTTATCAAAGACCAAAAGCGCATAAATAAAATGCTTGATGGGAATAAAACAGTAAGTATCAATGATCCTATCTTTAAAGCACCGGAAAGAGGCTTACTGATGGCTACTCCGGTTGATAGAGAAATAAACCGGATATGTCAGAGAAATAGCATTGATAAATTTACTGCGCATGCATTTAGAGCTACTTTTGCAACAAGGTGTATAGAGCAGGGGATTGAACCGAGAACGCTTCAAGAACTCTTGGGGCATGCTGATTATGGATTGACCATGAATCTTTACGGACATGTTACGGATGATACCTTAGAGAACGCAATGAGTCGGATCAGCATAGTTGTATAAGCCTTTAAGTTTTTCTCGATTTCAAATCGATAAATCCGAGAACTGAATAAGATCAAGAGAGTGGGTAGCATATCGCTACTCACTTTTTTATGGAATTATCAAAAAGCCTATAATATACTAATAGTGGTCAAAATAGTGGTCAAAGTGCCACAAAACCACTGTTAGATACTCTTGATGGAAAAAGTCCCTTCTTCCGCATTGAGTTTTATGGTTGTTTGTGAAATGTCACAGATGACCATTTTTTATTGTATTTACGGGCTTTCATGTTCATACACTATGTTCGTTATTGTTCATCTATTTTTATCAAAAAACATCATTATGTGAGCCAAAAGTGGTCAAAAAAGTGGTCAAAAAAGTGGTCGATAAATGCCGTATTTATGGGCTTTTCGCAAAATTTAATACTTTTCAAAATAGTTTTGATATGATATAATTCGTTATGTAAACTAAATACGGTCGAGACACACTCACTCGACTTTGATGCAAGTAGGGCAACTTAAAAACACTTAATGTGTTTGAGAGTTGCTTTTTTTTGCGGAAAGGAAAGAAGATGAAAAAGAACAACGTTGTAACTGAAATTAAAGCCCGGATCGATTCACTTATTGAGGACAGAGAGCGCGAGGTCAAGCAGATCGAGACTTGCGTTGAAGATTCTCGCGCAAAAAAAGAAGCGGCTGAACTCGCAATGCATGAAGCCATGGAGAGCTTGAATGTGGATGCATACGCAGCGGCTGAGGCTTCAAGAAAGAAAGCACAGATAGAGATTGAGATGTACTCGAAGAGACATGAACAGATCATAGCAAAAGAGTATATACCCGAAGAGGATTCCGACAAGGTTATCGATTCTCTACTCGAGAGAGAGCAGGAGCTTGACGCAGAATTCGAGGAAGCTGTAAAAGCACCCATTGAAGCGTTAAGCACGTTGCTTAATGAGTACAGAAGCGCTATTCGTGAAGTTGAAGAAACCATAACAGCGTGGACGGGTCGTATTCATGCCAATTATCGCTCAGCAGGAACAATTTATGCCAATGGTACAAACAGAGCAGATCATCCGGTTGAAGTGCATACTTTACCTTATGTGGGAAGCACGACGGCGGCAAGGATTGATAGTTTTATCGAGAAATATAACCGGGGGGATAATTAACCGGGCTTGGATATCATCGGAGAACTAACCGTTATGGATCGCGCATACCATGCAGAGACTATACATACGCGTGATGCAATCATCAAAGAGAAAGATTTTGCCATTAATGATGGTTTTTTGATTTACTTTGATGATGCTGATCGCGGAGTATGGTTGAACACAAATGAAGTAATAAAGATTGATGGAGTTATTGTGAATAACAATACATCAAACGGAAAAGGGAAAATATGGTTTATCTGATCCCTGCGGAGCACGGAGTATGCAAAGGTATTATGCATTATGAGAAAACAAATCATAAGAAAGATAATACTCAAATGCAAGGACAGATACCTGGGGGGAGTGGCTCTCTCCTATGCCAAGGCTAT